ATACGGTCAGTCGATTGACGTGCGGATGACCCCGACTCGAGTGGTTTGTAACAATACGCTCACGCTCTCGCTGAATGCGACTTCAAAGAACAATGTCAAGGTGTCACACCGGAATGAGTTCAATGCTGACGAGGTGAAGGAAACCATGGGTCTTGCATCGTTCAAGCTTGCGGGCTATGCCGAACGTGCTGAGTTCCTGGCAAACAAGCGCTACTCCAACGAGGATGTGGTGACCTACTTCAACCGCGTGTTCCCCAGCCTGTCTTCCAAGACGGTTGACACGGTTGAGGCTCAGAGCCGTGCTGCCAAGAAGGCAGTCGAGGCGCTTCACACTCAGCCTGGCGCCGAACTGAGCGAAGGTTCGTTCTGGTCACTCTATAACACTGTTACTTGGATGACCAACCACGACCTGGGTCGGAACAACGACAACCGGATGCAAAGCCTCTGGTATGGCAACAACAAGAATGTCAACCAGAATGCCATGAACATTGCACTGGAAATGGCGGTCTAACAAAACAATAAATGCCTGTGGCGCTGGGGAACCGGCGTCACATTTTTTTTTGAGGATTCACATGAAATTTTACCTACTAGTCCTTGATGATCTGCCCGTGCTAGACGTTGTCGGGCATACAGAAGAAGAAGTTGAAATTGCGGCAGCAAAGAAATATGGTGTCGGAAATTACACTTGGTACAAAAGCGAAAATCGAGTCAAAATTGTTCGTGGGACGATAAACATTCTCGCGTAAGGGATTGACTTTGATGTGGGTCCTGTTATTATAATATTAGGAAGTGAAAAGGAACCAAATGATGAAAATGATCTTGACGGACTGTGATGGGGTGCTAATGGACTGGGTTACACCTTTCCATGAGTGGATGGAAACCCTAGGCTACACTCTGCTCGACAAATCTGTGTATAGCATTGGTGATGCATACGGTATCACTCGGGAAGAAGGGCATGAGTTGGTTGAAATCTTTAACAACTCGGACCACATTCGGAATCTTAAACCGCTGCCAGGTGCAGTGGAATATGTGACCAAACTCGTGGAACAAGGATATGAGTTCCATGTAATCACCAGCTTGTCGGATAGCCCAGAAGCTAAGGGCAAACGGTTCATGAACCTAACTGAAACGTTCCCGGGCGCAATCGCGTCGCTTGAATGCCTATCGTGTGGTGCTGACAAGGATGAGGCGCTAAGCCCATACAAAGGCACTGGCTTGTTCTGGATTGAAGATAAACCAGAAAATGCTTATGCCGGTGCGGCTGTCGGCCTGAAGCCAATCCTACTGAGCCATGGGTATAACTCGTATGCAGTTGGAATCCCCACCTATGACGCTTGGAGCGGTGTGTATCAGCATATTATAAATAACCCCGTGTAATAACCGGGGGATTCTAAAATGCTGACACTCAAGGAATTTTTAGCTGAAGGTCCTCATGACCAAGCCCGCCGCAAAGCCATTTTTCTCGCAGGTGGTCCTGGGTCAGGCAAGTCATATGTTGCTAGCCGCACAGCTCACGGGCTAGGATTCAAGCACATTAACTCAGATGATGCGTTTGAAAAGTCAATGCGCCGACATGGTATGGCTGCAACTCCGGAAAACATTTACTCGGATAAAGGGCAAGAGCTTCGTAACAAGGCAAAAGAAACTACAGAGAAGCTACAGCACCAATATGCAAAGCAAGGGCTGGGCATGGTCATCGACGGGACTGGTAAGGACCCAGAGAAGATCAAGAAGCATTCAGAACGCCTTCGCAAAATGGGCTACGACACCCATATGGTAATTGTTAACACTTCACTTGAGGTTGCTAAGAAGCGTAACAAAGCCAGAGATAGATCACTTCCAGATAAGGAAGTTGAAAAAATGCACAACCAAGTTCAAAGCAACATCGGGCATTTTCAGAATCACTTTGGTGCAGAGCATACCCACATTGTCGACAACGATCATGCAGATGAAAACCATCTTCTAGGCGTCCACAAGCAAATCCGAAAGATTGCGAATGCGCCACTTAGAAATACCATGCAAACATAGAAGGAGAATAAAGATATGATGCTTACATTAAACCGGCTACTGATTGAAGAAGAAGAAACAATTGAAAAGATCGGCTCAATTCTCCTGACCGACCAAGCTATCCACCGACAAGCCATTGGCACTGTAGTTGAAGCTGGCGCTGGCTATTACACAACATCTGGGGATTGGATCGACAACCAAATTATGGTCGGAGACCGAGTGCTATATGCCAAGGGCACAGGCGATATCATTACTCTGAACGGCAAAAAGCTAATCCTTCTTACTGAACATCAAGTATTTGCTGTTCTTTCACCAGACGACAAACTAGGTTAAAAAAAGGAATCCATCATGAATAAACTTATCAAGCACATCGCAGTTGGCATTACGGCCCTAGCACTAGTTGCCGGTCCTGCAACGGCTTCTAATGTAGCTTCTCGTATCGGCTATACATCAGAAACTGTTATGCCAGACAAAGTAGATACTACTGTTATTCCAATCCTGCTTCTAGCTAGCGCCGTATTCCTGGCGGCCGCGGTCGTTGCATCAGAGGATGAAGCCGTCAGCAACTAATCGGTTGACTTTAATTAGAGTCCTGTTAGTATGATAATAGGAAGTGAAAAGGAATGTGCCTATGAGCGGTCTCGCTGAAGTTCACGATGAGGTTTCTTGGTTCTCGCCGACTAGCGGCATGAACTGCGGAATCGTCACTCAAATCTTGTCCCATGATGGGAACAAGGGAGGAGAAACGTTGATTGTTAAAACTGCCCGTGGAATAACACGGGTTGCCGGTTCGTTAGAGAACTTGCGTAAGATTGATTTTTCGGTTGACCGCCGCGGCGGGCGTGGTGCCATGGCTTTGGCGGAATAAAGAACTATATTATGACTAAAGAATATGATGCTGAAATCTACATTACCCACGCTTCCTCTGCTTGGGGAGATCGTCTTCGCTACGTGGGCAAGGTCTACAACGACACTCTGACTAATGATGCTCACCCGTTTGAAGACGGCGAAGTTGTGACTATCTCTGAAACTCAGAGCATCGTTGGAACTATCATGACCACACTGAGTGGTACCCGATATAAGCTTCTGTCGGAAGACCCAAATAAAGGTTGACGGAAGTATAAATAAGATATTCGTCGATGACGGAAACTGAAAGGTGATAAGACCCGGGTGCGATTCCCGGCGCCTCCACCATAGACACACTTGCCTGACCCCTCCATTTTGGGAGGTAGGTTGGGCCCGAACTTCCCTCTGGGTTGTTCTACGGGCCCGTAAGGCATGAAGATACTAACAGAAACGAGTGTGTCTATGATGGGGGCGACTAGATTCGATTATCACGGCATAGGAATCCTGAGGCAAATTGACTGGCAAAGTGCCAACCCTGTAAATGTCAACGACAATTACAACATCGTTGGTAAAGTCCTAGCGGCTTAACCAATATGAGCTTTGCTGGTTGAGCTTGGAAACAGAATCAACCAGTACTTTCAAGAATAAAATCCGATTTGCCTATTGACTTTTTATCGGAAAAGTACTATATTACATATAATGTCTATGTTAAAGGTTTCTGGGTTTGAGGTAAAGACAGCAAGACCCTAACTACCAAGGGACACAACACCCAGTCTATGTGGGCAGCAATCCACAAATAAGGGCCATGGGGAAGCTTTTAAGGAAGCTCTTAAACATGCGGTAGTACCCAGGAAATTTACCATATAAATACTTATTCCTGCTTCGGCAGGTATGTCGAATCTCGGCACTCGGAGATATCCTTCTCCATTTCTCACACGCTGTTAACTAAGTATGAATGAGGTTAAACTCAAACAAATATAGCACACGTGCATTCCTGTGGAAGTCCACTGTGAGAGGGAATGTTAGGAAATTTTAAGTGGCGAGTCATGCCGTTTTCCTTATCTGACCAGGCCATCAAGTCGGCTTGGTTGGCGCGTTTGCTAAGCAACAGGAGAACACATGAAAAACTTCAATACACCTAAATACTACCGTTGGGCTGAGTCTTCAGCACTTGGTGTATTATTTGCTGTATGTATCGCCGCATCCGTAGCGGCAAATCCTAGCGTACCAACCCAGGATGTACCAGTTCAAGCCCCAGTAGAAGTCACACCTGCGGTAGTTGAACCAGAAGTATCGGAACACGACCGCCGACAAATCCAATGCATGGCACGCAACGCGTACTATGAGGCAAGAGGAGAAGGCAGACAAGGCATGATTGCGGTAAGTAATGTAGTCATGAATAGGGCTTCAGATGGAAGGTGGCCTAGCACACCTTGCGGAGTAATCTATGATAGATCACCTCGCGGCTGTCAGTTCTCATGGGTATGTAACCCAAGCGGGATTACTGATATGGAACTATATGCCCGTGCATCTGAAGTAGCCGAAGATGTGTACTTTGCACAACACGAAGACAGAACGGGAGGAGCTACATTCTTTCATGCTAGACACACAAGTCCATCATGGAGTCGTAGGTTCACTCGAACTGCTACAATTGGATCACACGTTTTTTATAGAGGCTGAGTAATACATGACTGATGTTAATGTGACTAAATTAGACCCCAAGGCATTTTATGCTGCGGTTGAAGCAATTGTCGAAAGTCATAACTTAGAGTACATTGAGGCCGTGTGTTTCTATTGCGAGAAACATGGAATCGAAATTGAGACCGCGGCCTCAATGATTGCTTCCAATCCTAAAATCAAATCCCTTATTCAAGAGGAAGGTGAACAACTCAACTTCTTGCCCAAGTCTGCTAGGTTGCCCGTTTGACACCATTTGAAGCATATCAGATGTTCCTAGCCCTAAAGCGTCACTTTGACTCAAAGGGCTATGATTATCATAAGTATGGAGGCAAAGTCAAACTTAATCCAGCAAACTTTGAACTTAGAAAAGACAAATACCTATACTACAAGCTATCAAAGTTCAAAGACCCAAAGACTTTTATCATTGCCAATCTAATTGACAGAGATGTAACTTGGATTGGGGATTTGTTTGACACGAAATCAGAAACGTGTTATACTGAATATTGTAAGCGCCAACAGTCGATTACATATAAATTCAAGTCGGACATTGCTAAGTTAGATGACGACCTGAATGCAAACTTTACTGTTGTTGGAGGGCAATACCCGCTTGCACTTCGACTATATCTAAAGGGAGAAATAACCATCGAGACACTAATTATTCTTGATGGTGTGTTTGGTATTTTTACTAGGTGGGATAAAGCTATTGCCGACCCCATTATCTGGCCTTCTATTCACCACAAGTGTGTAAAGGCTAGGTCTTTCATGTCGTATCCGATTGATAAGATGAAGAAAGAACTTAAGTATAAATACTCGGCATGACCATTGGTTATGTAACCATACATAAACATACATCGAAATATGGAGAATACAAATGACTACTTCTTTTTCCGCTCTTAAGAGCGCAGGTCAAAAGAACCTCACTGCCCTAGCAAGTGAACTAGAGAAGCTTGCAAAGCCTTCCTACGACAACTCGGATTCTGATCGGCATTGGAATCTGACTGTTGACAAGGCAGAAAATGGCTATGCTATTATCCGCTTCCTCCCTGCACCACAAGGAGAAGACCTACCATTCCGTCGGCTCTGGTCGCACGGTTTCAAGGGCCCCGGTGGCTGGTACATCGAGAACTCACTCACCACACTCGGCCAGGATGACCCCGTGTCAAAATGGAATACTGAACTGTGGAATAGTGGCATTGAGGCTAATAAGAAGATTGTGCAAGGCATGGGGAATGATAACCCTGGCTCGAAGCGCAAGCTTGCTTACTACAGCAACATCTATGTTGTGAAGGACCCCGCCAACCCTGAGAACGAAGGCAAGGTTTTCCTCTTTAAGTATGGAGCAAAACTGTTTGCCAAGATTAATGATCTTCTTCATCCTCAGTTCCCTGGGGAAGAAGCCGTCAATCCGTTCGACTTCTGGGCTGGTGCTAACTTCCAACTCAAGGCTCGTAAGGTTGAAGGCTATCGGAACTACGATAAATCAGAGTTCGATAAGCCAGCACCGCTTTCAAATGATGACTCTGAACTAGAGGCTATCTGGGCTCGTCAGTACTCACTGGCGGAACTTGTGGCTCCTGATAAGTTCAAGTCCTATGCGGAACTGGCTACACGCCTGGCCCGTGTTCTTGGCAATGCGGCTGCACCTGCAGGCCCTACGGCTCCTGCTCGTTCTGAACCTGTTGCTGCTGCAAAGACCTATGCACAAACGGCACCAGCGCTCGACGATGATGATGAGGATTACTTCAGCAAACTTGCCGACGAGGACTAGGCTGCGGCTAGTCGGGCCCTGTATTGATTTGCAGGGCTTTGTACTGGCACATTCCTAGTTCCAGGGCGGAACGTAGGTGTAACTTGAGGCGGTGGCGCTTGGTTCTGTGGACTAGGCGCCACCGTTCTAGTAGGTACTGATGCTACTGCTCTGGCTGTTGCT